CGTGCTCATATGCAATATTTAGTCTTTTTTCAGTAGTTTCTTCATTAATTCATTACGATCTGATATAACAAATCCGTCGCTTTCTTCTATCGCTGGCCCATCTTTATTGCCTTGATCTAACTTCTGCTTTTTAAGTTGTAATTCAATCATTTTGAGCTTTTTGTCTATTTTGCCGCTTTTGGCATCTATGGCATTTCTTAGGAAATTTCCAGCGACTTCAAAGATACGTCCTGAATACCTACTGTCAACATTCATGCCCAAATCCATGAGATTCTTGTAACTTTCTTCTGCTTCCACGGCCAACTTGTCCAATTCTAGATCTGATAGTTCGCCCAATCCTTTAACTTGTGGCAGTGCGGCCGCAACCTTGTCAAATTCCGCATAACTTTTTTGCAAGTTTTTCTGTGTTTGTGGATCTAAGTTCTTAGTAGACGGATTACCATTTACTTCTTTGACCTTCCTGTCTTTTTCTTTTTTGTCTACTTCTTTGAATGCCTCTTTGACATTTGGTAAATTTAATATGTCCTCAAGTTTCTTTGTCATGTTTTTATTTACTTACGTTTACCGTTGTGGAACAACTGTTCTTCTGATACTACTCTAAAACGTATTTTCCTTTGCTTGGCATATGCATTCGCGGCCTCCCATTTGGCCATGTTTATCACAACTTGTTTTTTCTTCGCCTGACTTTTACCGGCATATTGCATGGAGGCCTGACTCATTGGTTTAACTTCAACCATTTCTGCGTGTTTCCTTCCTTGTTTGTCCTGATACACTATGAAGAAGTCAGGTACGTATACGGTGTACTTGCCAGTGAACGGGTGCCTGTAAGGAATCTTTATTGATTCACTAGCCCATTGGTAAACGTTTGGATGTTCATCACACAATCTCATGAAAGAGTGTTCCCAACTTGACCTATAAGTGGGTGTTTTTGTTCCCACGTATTTCTCTTGATTCTTGGGAGAGAACTTGCCCCTAGCAAATCTCGGTAACATTAGTCTATGATGTTTCTAGATACCGTCTCTTTGGTGGTCAGTGTTTTCCTTACACCTAACCTACTTGACTTGTATCTGTTGGCGTTTAGTATTATGGTAATCAACTCAGACAACAGTGCCGGGGTGGCGTATGTCAATTGATCTAAAATCTGCTGAGGTTTTATATTGTCTATTTTTGCTTGTGACATGATTGCATACGTAGTCGCTTCCGCGGCCTCCCTTGAAAAGTTTCTCTTCACAAAAAAAGCAATAGTGCTGTCGTATTCACCAACATTGAATTGAAAATCTGTTTGATAAGCAGTAGTCGTAAGTTTATCAATTGTGTTTTGCAGATCGTCGCTGACTTTAGGTGGTAAGTTTGTATAGAATTCGGCCATTATAATGTTGCTTTCTCCGTTGCTATTGACACATCTTGTGTTTGTCTTTCAATTTTTACATATCCTTCTGTGACCAATTTCCTAATATCTGTTATTGATTTACTAGTGTACACATTTTTCACATTTGTTGACGATGCTTCATACTCCAGATTAGATTCTGCCACTGTAAGTCCTTTCCGAGATCCTATGTCCCTGAAATACAGTGCGGCGGCTATCTCATCTCTTACGCTTTCATTGTTTGATGCAAGATTAAAAGATTCGTCTGCACCTAGGAAGTTCACGTTATCCACTGAAGAATTTGTTATCACGGTGTTATTGGCTTGTTGTTTATTGTCGGCTGTACCCCTGGCCGATGCTATCGCAACGCCCGCCGCCACTGCCGCACCCACACTGAACTGTGCCACAGGATTTGTAATAGTGCCTGCTTGTTTGCCGACTTCGAGGACTCCGTCTTTCGCTATTCCTTTGAGCTCTTCTTTGACATCTGATTTCTTAATTTTCTTAGCATTATTGTAAGTGTTAGATGCCGAAAGTATGGCACCTAGGATGTTTCCATTATTTACATTCCGAATGACTGACCCTATGCCATCAACAACACCACCCGGACCAAAGACACTGTTTGTGCCTCCACCTAGCACGGTTAGGGGACTTGGTGATTGGTCATAGTTTATTGTGGCAAATCCAGGCACGTTATTCTTGTTAATGATTCCTGATTTGTAAATTACAGTCTCATATAAAATCTGCATTGAATTGTTCAGTACACCACCGCCGTCTGCCTGGTCTAAATTATCATGCGAGAAGGAGCCTATTATAGGATTCACTAATGTCATTGAGGTAAATCTTTGTTTATGTAATACAAAAATCTCTATGCCTTTTAGATATGGTTTTCCCGTTTTTGCTGGCGTGTCCATACCAAATTTGGTTGTCTTCCTAGCACTACCAAACTTGTAGTAATCGTCTTTGGTGTTGGATATTGTAAGGTCTGAATTCATACTCACTGAATCTGCGATATGATATTCGTAGTATTTTTTCCAAAATGCATTCACAGTGTCTGCATGATCATCGTGGAAAGTTATATTGACAGGTTCGTAAGCGATCCTGGTCGCGGCATACATTTTTTTGTTGTATTGTACTTTTTCTTCAACACTCATGTTATATTTTGGTAGGTCACAGGCCTTCACTAACATGTTTAGTTGATATCTCTCATTAGAGTTGAATCCTCCTTGAAACAATGTCTCATCTGTGTTGAAGACCACATGGAACAGAAACTTCTGTTTCGGCATCAACCTGAAATTGTCGTCTAAATACAACCTCGATGCGTGTTGGTAGTCTTTCATACCTGGTAATCCGTCTTGGAAACCTTGTAGCAAATTGTTTATACTTGGCATACTGTTATTTATAGTCACAAAAAAAGCGCCTATAAAGACGCTTTTTTCACTTTATAATTGCTAACTTAATTTTTTATTACTGTCCACCACCAGTACTTAACGTACCGATCGTTCTAGCCACTGCTGTTCCAATTCCTGTTCCTGTTGGAGTTTGGATTGCGTTGTCGTATCTAATTGACATCGTGATAGTTGCTGGATCTGAAGTTGCGTATGCTAGGGTGTTGTAGTTGACGTTCTCAATGTATGCACCATACAATTCAAATGTTTCTAACACATTTGGTGCACTTGCGCCGTTACCACCGTCTAACATTTCAATTCTAGTTGTGAATTTGTAATCAATACCAGAAGCCGCACTTGATTGTTCAAAGAAGTCGAACTGTTTCTGGATCTGTTCACCAACCAGTTTAGTGACTGAGTTATTCACGTCATCTCTTAAAGTGATTGTGATTGGATCCCAAGTGTGTTTACCTGCTACATAAACTTTTGAGTTGTACACGTCTAGTGTTACATTGTCAAAAGTCAAGTTAGGTCTTGTGATATCAATAACTTGTTTTGTAAGTTCTGATCTTGGTGTTGTTACTCCAAAATTCTCCAGGATTGCTCTAAAACGATACTGTAGTTTCGGCATCAATAAACCTTGTGATGCTGAGCTTTGATCGTTTGCTAGTGGTACTGTAAATTTTGATAAAGTTGATATTGCCATCTGTTTCTCCTATTTATTCAAAATTAGTTCCCTAACTTTGCAATTTCTCCTGTGTTTTTGATTCTCAACGGTATGTAAATGAACTCAACTGATTTGATCGGCTCAATTGCAATGTCTACATACAATTCATTTCTGTCTATCCTTGTAGATGTGTTGTTTGTGTCATCACAAACTACTAGGAAGTCGAATAACGCTCTTTGTCCAACTAGTTCCAACAAGAATGATTCAACTGCCTGTTTGATTTCATTTCTTGTCAATTCATCATTTGGTTCAAATATGAACGGTTTCGCAATAGCATCTAATTGGTTTCTTAGGTACACTGCTAATCTTGAAACGTTTATTCTGTCTAAGGCCGAACTTGCAGTTGTTCTTGTCAAGTTACCGAAGTTTACAATTCCTGCTCCTGCGAAGAAAGTAATTGGATTTATCTTCACTTCGTGCATTGAATCTCTCACTGACTCCGTAACAGATATTGTTTCAAATTCTCCAGAACTTGCATCAATGTAACCAACTGATGTAGCGTTGTCAACAACACCCCTTCGTGTTCCTGATGGAGCGAACCATGGGAAAGCGATATTGTCATTGTTTGCTAAAGTTCTCATCATCATGTGTGACGGTGGAACAACAATTGATTTTCCTGCATTGTCTGTCGTAAAACCAGAAGGATAAAACACACCCAAGTAATCACTTGAGCTTACTAGGCCATCTTCGCCGTTGTCTAATGCACCGGCTGTGTTGTTAGCGTAGTTTTGTATCTTAGTTGAAGTACCTTCTAATCTTAAAGGTGTGTCTCCAACTACAAACGCTGTGTTGTTTCTATCTGTGTTTAAATTAAGCATGTTTGCGATCAACTCTGGATAACCAGGTGTTGCAATAACATTGAAACCTCTTTGGTCTTCTCTTATCGCTTGGTTAGTGTCAATCTCAGATTTTAATTGTTCAACAATCACTTTTCTCTGTGCTTTTCTTCCGAAAGATCCAGAGCCGTCTGCGTTGTTGCTAGATTTGGTCACCCATCTGTCTGGGAAGTAAGTTGCAACTGACTCGTTGCTCTGTCTAACGTTTCCTAAACCTGCTGATCCGCTTCCAGGATACTTCGTAGTTGTGATGTAACTGTTTTTGTATTCTTTCACATTGTATCCACTTCTTCTTGTGTTCCATGCCAATATACCTTGTGGGAAGTTTGCTGGATCTGGTGCATCTGGGTCTAAGAAGTCATCACTTAAAAGATCTTTGATTGAGCTGAATGTACCAGCACCGCCTGTAGATAATGAGTCTGCCTTTTCTGCGTCTGTGTGTAATCTCAGATCAGCAAAAACAATACCATCTTCAGTGGTTTGGTCTGCTTTGTCAACTAGTTCAAACGCCGCACCTGTTGTAGTTACTGCAACCTGGTTGGCTGTGTTTGTTGAAGTCAATGTTGCCGCTGTGTTGTATCTGTAAAGTTTTGGATAGTTTTCTAGGTCACTAGTGTCAATCCATAAGTCGTTAGTTACAAGTGCTGTACCATCTGACTGTGTAGTCGGTGCTGTTGCACTGAACTGTGGACCATTTGGATCTGTTGTTGCGTACACTTCCAAGTATCCTTTGAAAGTTGTTCCATTGTGTACCATTATGTCTGCTTCGTCTATAGAAGTGTCATACCATAATGTGCCATCTGCCGGCTCTTGTGTCGGAGCACTTGTTGATGCAGTGTAACTTAATCTCTTCCAGTTACTTGCCATGATACCTGTGTTAGCACTTGAGTCAATGCTGTCACCTGTTGGTAGGTCATACAAGTTGTCAAGTAAAGTTGTGCTGTTCGCTGTGAATGTTCCATAAGCGTGTGCCGTCGTTGCACTGAAACCTGCGTCTGCTAATGGTGTTCCTGACGTGTCAAACATTCTGAACTCACCGCCCAGTTTGTGCGTCATGGTGATTGCACCTGTGCTTAATTTACTTGCACTAACGTTTGTTAAACCTGCACCGTTCACTGCCGCGATAAAGTCATCAGCACCTGTACCACCTAGTGTTACTGTTACTGCTGAGTTTAGTGCTTCTTGGTTTTTAACTGATTCTTGTATTGTAAAAGTCTCTGAACTTGTGAAACTTGGTGCAGTTGTGTTACTTGTAATTGTAGTAGCACCGCCTTCGTATCTAAAGAATTGAAAGTCTGCAACATTTCCAGTTGAGTCTACTCCTGCTAAACTGTCTGCTCCCATGCTTTCTTCAGTTACATTGTACTGTGCATATAAGTCTCCAACTGTTAAACCTGTTCCACCGTTCGCTGGATCTAGATTAAAGATCGCTGAGTGATGATTACTGTGAAGTGGACTAGCAACTTGAGAGAAACTAGCACTAGATGTAGCGTAAAGTTTAGCCACCAAAGCCGCACCTGAGTTTGCACTTGTAGTCTTGAACCAAACTGAACCGTTTGGTCTGTTCTCGTCTGCAGTTTTCCAAGTTGGTCTGCTAGTGTGTGCCGCTTGTAAAAGTTGAACACCGTTGTATGTGCCAGCAGTGATTCCTAGATCTGCTAATCCAGTACCAGTCTTTGGTTCGATTCTGATTGTGTTTGCACCCGCTGTTGAGTCACCTAAAAACTTACCATTGTGGAATATCTCTAGGTTACCTGTTGTGCTGTTTACACTTGCTGTAACGTTTGTCACGTTAGATCCAATTGCTGTTGCAACATCTGATAATGCTGTTCCACCAAAAGTAATTTCTACACCATTTATCTCGATCTTGTCACCACTTGATACTGTAGTTCCTGAAGCAACTGAGAAGATTGGTAATGAAGTGTGCCAATCAGTAGAACCAATATGCACCCAACTGTTACTTGCTGTTTTCTTGTAGATCTTGTTAGTAACGTGTGTTGTGTTAATTGCGTAATCACCAATTACACCTATTGAAGTTTTTGGTGCACCAGTAGACACCGCACCTACTAGATCACTTGTTGAAGTGATAAGCGTTGGAGTAATTGTTGTGAATGTTTGATTAGTTTGTGACCATTCAAATAAACCGTAACTGCTTGATGCAAGGTCAAACCAGTATGTGCCATCTGCCGGAGCCGCCGTTGGTGCTGATGCACTTCCAGTTAATTCCGCTGTGTTCACGTTTGCTCTAAGTATGAATGCTCTGTTGGCGACTCCTAAAAAACTGTAAGCCGCTTGTAGACCGTATTCGTTCAATTCATAACCGTGTAATGAATTGCCGGATGCGTCTTGATAGAATTTTGGATCACCAAAAGTCTCTGTTAATTCTCTTTGTGATGAGATTAGGTATGCAGTGTTGGCGTTAGCAGTTTGTGTACCTGCCGCAGTGCCGTCGCCTGCTCCGTTTTTCTTATCCCCTGATGATGCTACTATGAATAAAGGTGTTGTACCCGCATCTGATGGTACGTAGAA